CCAAGGAAACCCGAGAAGAGTTCAGGCTGCGACTTGCAGAAGCAATTGACACGGATCGTGATTACCACTTCTTCAGATACTGGATCAGACCAGATGAAGAACGATTCGAAAGGTTCATGCACGGGTGTCTGTACCCAATGCTCGAAGCGTTCTTAGACTGGTACACATACATGACGCACCCTAATCGAAAGGATGAAATTAACCGATATCACTGGGCAACACCGTACGGACTCTACAACCCATTTATGGAAGGTACTCAGGAACGCTTCCGCAACTTCCGTCTTACTGGATCAACCCTCGGCCTTAGACCAAAAGTATCATACCGATGATTGTGCTCACTTCTGTATACATAAATGCTATGAACCTAAAAACTGAAAGATTGATAGCCAAGTGGAGGAAGGACTACTTGGCTAAGAGGTTACTGGGCACTGGAGGTAAGCGGAAAACCAAGAAATTTCATGAAGTCGAACCAAGTTATGGCGCGATCATGAGTTGTTGCTGTAACATGGATGCTGTGCCTAACGTGGGAGAAAGCATTCCGCTAGAATTGCTCAATGGCTTTACGTCGATGCTTGCGAAAAAAAGCATGATAGTAGACGTGACAGTAGAGGATAAAGAATTTGACGAAGATAATGGTTGGCGTATAGTCTGCACCTCACCGCCGCTTGAGATGATGACGCATAGTATGTACACGGTAGTTACACACCTACTGATAGAGGACGGCTGGCACGTCGCAAAAGTGAATGATATGCGTCTAGGCACAGCAGAGTTAGAGAATCACTGGCCCGGTAAAGCCTGACTCCGAAATCACACGTTACTGTAGTATCCCTTAACTTAGACCAAAAGTATCGTATAGGTAGCTTAATGTCATTCCTAGCCTCGTATTACGATACTGTGAAATTACCTCCTCCGCCCTCATTGAAAGGCAGTCCTGTGTCCGCCACACCCCAACGTCCGATCAAACGACAACCCGTACCACCAACCAACCGACCTGCTATTACTGCCTCTTCTCAGAGTGGCTTTGAAGACCTGATTGAAGCCAAGCCTAAACATGGTCGCTTCCTGATGCTCTACAGCCCTCCCGGAATGGGCAAGACGACCTTGGCTGCTCAGTTTCCCGCACCAGTGTTTATTACCACCAGCGGAGAACAAGGCATCTACCTGTATAAAGAAAGGAACCTTGTATCGTCCGATATCCCCATCATCCAGTTGGAGCCACTAGCACCTCATGACGAGATCACTACTGGTGGTCATCCCGGATACTTGCGTTGCATGACAGCAATGCAGCGTTTCCGTGACGGTAACCACGACCGCCAAACCTTGGTCATCGACAGCACCTCTGGTCTTCAGGACATCTGCTACCAGCACTGTGCGTCGATGTTGTTTGGTGGAGATATGGACAGCAAGGACTTCACAGCTTACTACGCAGGCTACACTAAGGCTGCTGAGGCATTCTGGTCATCTGAGCTTCTCAAGACTATGCTGGAGATCGTTGCCAAAGGTTACAACGTCGTGTTGATTGCTCACTCGACGTACAAGCCAGTCAACAACCCTAATGGTCCTGACTACGATCAGTATCGTCCAGAACTGGATAAGAACGTCTGGAAGTACACGTCCAAGGATCTGCACGGTGTCTTCTTCCTCGGCCAGGAGATCATGGTTAGCATCGACCAGAAGACCAAGAAGAAGAACACTGTCGGTGAGCGTAGATTTATTGGTCTGTCACCAACGACTTATTACACAGCCAAGTCATGGTGTACGCCAGAAGGTGTTACTGAAATAGACTGTGGAGATTCAGCCAAGGAGACGTGGTCAAAACTTAAAGAAGCACTGGGTATGTAACTCAATTGGTTAGCGTATATTTGTTCGCCCCTTCATTGTAAGAAAGAATTCAAATGGCTCAAGAAGTAACCTCCCTCGCAGCACTCATGAAGACCAATGCTCGCTTGAAGAAGCATGTGGAAATCGCCAAGATGACCACAGTGTCTCAGGACTACGCTGGTCCTCCGGGTGAAGTAATTGTGAAGTTCAGTCGTAACAACATCATCACTAAAGACGGCAACACGTACTACATTCTCGACTTCAAAGTCGATGGTACTGTTGCTGGTCAGGAGCAGTACAACGGTCATCGTATTGGAGTACTGCACGGCCTAACAGACAGCCAGTACCGTACTGCTGAGCAGGGTCTGGACAGCCTGATGTGTAACCTCCAGTTGATGGGGATCGACACTAAGGATCTGACACTGGATCAGATCGACGCTGGTGTTAAGTCCACGGTAGGCAAGTCAATCATCATTCGTGCCGTCCCACGTAAAGACGGTAAGGGCAACAACTTCTACATCGCAGGTGTAGCGGCTGATGCTGCAGATCAGGACTACTCAACACCTGAGCAAGCTGACGAATGGTCCGACGAACTTGGAGAAGCTGCTGCTGCAGATACTGATGCTGACATCGTGGCATCGGACTACAACCCAAGTGACTGGATTGGCTGTGAAGTCCAGTACAAGGCGTCCAACTCTCCTAAGCCACTCAAGTACAAAGTGCTGGCTGCTGATGACGACGCGGGTACAGTAACACTGGATCGCTCAGGTAAGACGTTTAGCGACATCCCTTACTCTGATCTGATCCTGACTGAAACCTTCTAGTGACTGCTGTCATCGTCAACTCACCTAGCCCGCTCTAATCCAGCGGGCTTCTTTTTCGGATGCGAGTATGTCTAACGCCAGATACGGATCAGACAACCCAAATTACAAAGGTGGAGTGTGTAGCATCGGACACGATGACGAACTACTAGACCACCCAACGTACTTAGAGAACATAAAACAGAAGATACTCAACTCTCACACGGTCTCATCTACTGATTGCTGGCTATGGACAGGAATGACATTCACATCGAACGGACGAGCACGCACATATCTTGGTGGTAAGACCACACTAGCTGCGAGAGTATCATATCTTGTGTTTAAGCGACTACCGATTGGTAAATTGCTTGTATGTCATTCCTGTGACAACAAACTTTGTGTTAATCCCGAACATCTGTGGCTGGGAACCGCCGCAGACAATAGCCGAGACATGTCCGAAAAGAAAAGAACTAGGAAACAAAATGGGTCATTAAACTCTAGTAGCGTTCTTACAGAAGATGATGTTGTAATTGTAAGAGAACTGCTTGCTAAAGGACTCACTCAAAGATATGTAGCTGCACAGTACGGGGTAAGTAATGGCACAATAAGCCAAATTCACTTGAGAAAAATCTGGAAGCACATATGATCGCAGCAGATACTGAGTGCACAGGACTTTTTCTACAAAACGGATCAACCTGTTTCTCTATAGGAATTTACGATGGAACCGTATTCAGGCACTCAACTGTTGGAATTGACCCGAACACTCGTAACAGAGTTGCAGAGCATCCGAAGTCTCTTAGAGATACTTTTGACCGATCAGAACTCGTCGTCTACCACAACGCCGGATTTGACCTCAAAGCTCTCTGTGAAGCAGGAATCTACGACTGGGATGAACCAGCCGAAGAGTCGTTCTGGAAAAAAGTAATTGATACGACTGCTCTGGCTCACCTTTATTGTTCCACGGACGAACTGAGCTTGGACTTCCTCACTGAGAAGTACCTACAACGTGGGTATCCTGAAGACAAGGAGTTAATCAATGTCGTCGATAAGTGCCGAAGACTCACGAGGACTGACAGGTTCAAAGCTGACTACGGAGGTTGGCTCATTGCGTCCAGAGAAGGTAACCATCCTTCATTCCTCCCATGTGGTAAGAGCAACAAATGGAACCGTATGGACTTCTGGTTGCCATCTGCCGTACGAGAGTATGTGCCCGCAGCTTTCAGACCCGATCTTGACGATTCGACGCTCGGCTCAGTCATGCTGCGATACTTGAAAGCTGACTGTGTCAACACGTATGAACTGGCTGAGTTCTACTTCCATCAGCTACTGGAGCGACACGAGGATAAGATCACTGACCTGCTTAACATTAACAAGCAGGTAGAGCATATAGTCTGGAAGATGGAGACCAAGGGACTGTGGGTACGCCCTACTGAGTTGCGAACCGCTCAGGAAGCGTGTCACTGGTATATTGAAGTCCTCTCTCAGAAGGTAACCGAGCTATCCAACATTGAGGACATTACTGACACCAAGCTACGTAAGCTGTTATTTGAAGATTGGGGATTTGCTCCCGTAACTCAAACCAAGACAGGAGCACCATCAGTTGACGCCAAGTGTATCCTTCATCTGCATGAATTGGCAGAACCCGGAACCAAACAGCATACGTTCCTTAGCTGCTATCTGAGCTTGAAGAAGTATGAGAAGAAGCTGGTAACTTTACAGTCGTACGAAAGGTCAAGGAGTTCATCAGGCTACGTTCATCCAGCATTCAATAGTACTGGCACCAAGACCACCAGATTCAGCAGTAAGAATCCTAATGCTCAGAACATCACTAAGGCAGGTAACCCTTACGAAGATGACGCACCTGATATTGCTCGTTGGTTGCGTGCTTCACCTTCAATGCGATCATGCTTCGGACCACCTCCCGATAAGTGGTGGATCACAGCAGACTACTCTCAGCTTCAGCTTAGGATCTTCGCCAAAGTAACCAATGAACAGGAGATGATGGATGCCTTCGACAGAGGCTGGGACGCTCACGATTTCGTGGCACGCAAGATATTCGATGTCCCGTCCACCGAGACACCTACGAAGGCCCAACGACGTGTGGCGAAGAATGTCAACTTTGGCTTCGTCTTCGGAGCTTCACCGAGAAAGATTGAGTCCACTGCCGGTATCCCGGGTCTGTGGGGTACGGTCACATCTATGTTCCCCAATGCACATGCGTTTATTGAGGAGACCAAAGCGAGCATCAACGAAATCGGTTACGTCGAAACCTTGGGTTCATATCCTCTTGAACTTAAGACCCGTATTAACGAGTGGAACGGACGTGAAGAGAAAGCAGCCCACGCTGGAGTCAACTACATCGTCCAAGGAGCCGAAGGCGTCATCGTCAAACGTGATATGAAGTTATGCGATGACTACCTTACCTAAGAATACCCCGAAGGGCGGATAGCGTTACAGGTGCATGACGAACTCGATTTCGAAGTACCTGCACGGATACCAAAGAAGCACGTAAGGAACCTGAAGGATCTGATGGAGTCTGCAGCCTCTCACTATGGAGTTAAGGCACCCGTCGAAGTAAACTTGATCACTAATAGATGGGATAAGGAGTTAAAGATTAAGCTATGAAGCTATACGATCACATGGGGATTACATATAGCGAGTCTGACAAGGACTTTACTACAGCTTGTCTGTGGTGTGGTGCCGAAGATAAGCTATCTGTATCAAAGGAGGAAGGTCATGTCTTCTCTTGTTGGAGGTGCAAGCATGCAGGAAACGCTCTGTCTTACATGCGTGAATGGTACGCCCAATTACCCGAACTGACCATGCCACAGGCTAAGAGACTCTGCACCAAGAAAGTGGGGGTAGCACCATCTGTACTCAGATTGGAGGGAGTCCGCTGCAACGGTCACGACTATTGGCTTCCTGTCAAGAACACAAAAGGAGATATCGTAGCCCTGCACAAGTACAATCCCGCAGGCAACATCGTGTACTCATCACCGAAACCTTGGTCCTGTTCGGTATTAGGTATGTCAGCATTGGGGAAGTCGGAGGAGATATGGATCGCTGAAGGCCATTGGGATTACCTGATCATGCGTCAGTTATTGTCTCAGGTAAATAAACCTCCCAACTTGCTGGGAACGTGTGGATCGGGCTTCTCCAGCAGCTTCCTGTATCTTCTGGAGAACAAGAATGTGGTGCTGCTCTTTGATAACGATGAAGCTGGTCGTGCAGGTGTCCAGTCAGTGGCCAGTCGAGCCAAGGCAGCAGGGCACAACATCCAGTCTCTAAAGTACCTGGACTGGTCCCGTGTCAACCTCCCCGGACACGAGACAGTACCAGACAAGTTTGATATTCGCGATCTGTACAACCTGTTAGGAACACCATGAATATTCTAGACCTGATTCGATCATCTCTAACCGAGGTCAAGCTGGATGAAGTTGTAACGATCAAGCCACAGACCTGTACGTCGTTTAAGGATCTGCTGGCCATCTACCGTCAGGACATGTCTGTAACACAGTCATTGGAAGACTGTATGGCTGTCTGCATGGCGGTACACATCGCTGTAGCACTGGATGGTGACCCGCTATGGATGTACTTGGTATCACCACCATCAGGAGGCAAGTCAACCATCTGTGACCTGCTGTGCTCAGACGAGATCCACTCGACTCCTATGGATTCCCTAACAGGTATTGTATCAGGAGATCGTAAAGGCAAGCACTTGGTTCCGATGATGCAAGGTAAGTGCGTTGTTGTTAAGGACGGGACATTATTACTGGAATCCAATCCACTACAGCTTGCCAGCGTATTCGGTGAGCTACGATCCATCTATGACGGGTCACTGGTGAAGCATTTCCGTAACGGAGTATCGGCCAGCTTCTCCAACATCTCATTCGGAATGATCATTGGCATCACTGAGAGAATCTACGCAATCAATATGTCATCTTTGGGTGAGAGATTCCTTCACTGCCGTCTTGAGACATCCAGAGAGATGGAGAAGGTACGCAACGCTAATGCTGTTGTGAGCATCCTTGAGCATACCTCCAAGACCAACTACGAAGGTAATGATGCTGGCGACAGTCGGTCGTTCCCTAAACAGCGAGCGTACACTGCTGGGTTTATGGGTTACATGCACAGTACCCTCCGCAGCACGGTTACGTTGCGACCGGGATACACGGACGAGGATGTCGACTTGATCCAAGCACTGGCCGATATGATCGCATGTAGCCGTGCTCAGGCACCTAGAAGTAAAGAGTATGGCTCAAATGAGCTACTCTATGATGCTCGACCAGAAGCCTCAACTCGTGTGGTTAAGCAATTAAGTAGACTAGCATTGTGCCTATGTTACGTACTCGGTACGGATCATATTACTCATCAAATCCGAGTACTCCTAACTAAGGTTGCACTGGACACAGCGTTCTCGGGACAGCATACTATCATACGAACCGTAGCATTATCAGCTACTGGGCTGTCCAAGCCAGCGTTATCCTCAATCATGGTTAAACCGGCGGAAGCAGTATCTCGACGTGTTGATGATTTAGCTTCGTTAGGTATCTTCATTCCAGACACCAGCAATAACCGTACTGCTCTAGGACGTGCAGTTCCAGCGTTCAAGTGTGCTAAATGGATTCAAGACGCCTTCAGATTGGTGGAACAACATGCCCAAGCCAGTTTATCCAACAGTGAAG